AGAATAATTCAAATTGTTTATTTTTTAATCTTGCGTCTATTGTTCTATCTGCAATATCTTTTTTAATACCTAACTCAAGACCTTTTAAAGCACCAGCCGTGCCTAAAGTTTTACCTGCTGCTCTTTGTTTTAGTGCTTGACCCACCGGTCCTTCAAAAGCTTTTGCTAAATTACCTAATGTGCTGCCACCCCCTGTTTGTGACATGCCTCTTAAACCACCTTGAATTAACACATTTGTTAATAAATCTGAATCGGAGGGTCGACCTAAATTAGCAAGTCTCATAGCTGTTTCAGCGTAACTCTTACCAGATTGAGTTAGACCAGATGTTTCAAATATGTCTTGAATTAATTCTTCTCTAGTTTTACCGTCTTTATAGTTTTTTCTAGGCGTAGCTAATTCCATAATACCATCCTCAGCTTGTCCGCCTTTTCTAAACATTGGTCTTTTTAAAGTTATACTCATACTATCCTCTTATTAATCTATAGATACCAGCTAATGTAGCACCTGTACTTAATCCTGTTTGCAATGCACTTGGTGATGGTGATGTCATAGTTCTCTCTGTGCCAGGGTACCCTGATATTAAAGGCACTATACCACTACCTAAAGTTTGTGCTGCTTCTAATGGTTGAAACGCTTGTCTTTGTGCAAGTTGTTGATCAGCTGCTAATTGTTGTTGTGCTCTTGCTTGTTGTTGTCCACCAAGTGTTGATAAACCAGCAATTTGTTGTCCTAATAATGCAGGTGTCTGTTGCGCTAAACCTAATTGGCCAGCAGCTAATGCTCTTTGTTGACCAAAAGCTTGACCTGCTAAATTTTGTGCTTGTGTAAATCCTTGTCCTAATAATTGTGCTTGTAATGCTGCTCTGTTTCTATCTGACTCTGATTGATAAACTGCTCTTTCAACTCCCTCTCGTCCGCCACCAAAAGCTCCTGCAGCAACTGCTCTTGCAGATAACGCTGGTAGACCTCTTGCAGCTTGTGCATCAAACTCTGCAAGTGTTGTATCAATAACATCTTGTTGAAAAGGAGACATGTAATCTTTATAAGCTGTAGGGCTTACTAAATCTTTTGCTGCAGTTTCTCTTGCAGCGGCTTCTGTTAAGAAAGGCTGAAAGCCACCAAGACCAGAGGCTAAAGCTTCTGCTTCTGTTGTTAATTGTCCAGGACCAGCAACAAACTGTCGGCCCATAATTTTAGACAGGTCTTGTGTTTTAAAATCGCCAACTGCTTTCTGTAAATCATCTATATATGTTTTGCTAGCTGCTTCTATAAATTCAGGTGGTAATTGTCTTACTGATTGCACTTCTGCCATTATACTTTTCCTCCTGCTTCTAAAGTTTTCATCATTTTATACATACGTTCAGCGCCTTTATTTACATTTCCTTCACCCATGCCTCGTACAGCATCGGCTGTAAATACAAATTCGTTGTTTGATAACATCGCTGGGATATCATCCTCTTTTTCTTTTATACCAACTGGAGGTATAAATCCACCAGTTTCTCTAAGATCTAATTCTTTTACTCCTTTCGGATTCTGCCTGATAGGTAGCCCCTCGATGCCCGCTGCTTGCATGGCATTATCGCTGGCCGTATCTCCTCTTGCAAATCCCATTCTACCACCTGCTGATATTATACCACTCTTAGAGGGTGGAATTGACATTGTAGGTCCAAGTCCTTGTTCTGGACGACTTTGAAAAACTCCTAATAAAAAACTATTTGGATCTGCCTGTTGTAATTGTTGAAGTGGTTTTTGTTGTGGTCTAGGACCTTTATATCCTGGCATTTCAGTAAGCACAGGACGACCCATAAATGGCACGGGTATTTCCATAGGATTGTTTCCAGTAACATCTTGTCCTACTCCGCCGCCACCTAAACTAGATTCAGCTGATTCTAATCTTTGATTGATACCTTGTAACATTTGTTCTGCAGAAGATACACCACTACCTAACTGATTTAGTCTAGGCATAATACTACCACCTTGTTGTGCTTCTATTCTACCGCCCATAGCTTTATCTTCAGAAAGTATTCTTCTAGCTTCTTCAATTGCTTCTTGTTGAGAAAAACCTCTTTCTCGAAGTTCTGATACAAGTTCCATAAATCTATCTTCACTACCAGAGGCATATTCTATTCTGCCGCCCTCTGCATAACCTCCAGCTCCAGATGTATACTCAGAAACGTCTTTATTTACTTGAGCTTCAAGTGCTTCTGCATCTTCAGTGCCATCCTCTTTTACAAAGCTTTTTAAATTTCTATATCCTTGTCTTAAATAAGTTTTTAAAGCATCAACGTTTCTAGTTGCTTCAATGGCTTCTTCATCTCCTGCCTCTACTCCAGCGGCTAAAGTTCCTAATAAAGAACCTCCTGCCATAATACCTAAAGTTTTTTTAAGACCAAGTTCTTTAGCTGCTTCTTTTGCTCCAACTTTTTTAGCTGCTTCCGCAGCAAATAAATTTTTTATTCCACCAAGACCAAATATACCTGGTGCACTTCCTCCTGCTGGTAACATAAAAGATGATCTACCAAATATACCACCTATACTTGTCCCTGGTATTCCAAATGCAGCTGCACCTATTAATGCAGCTTTACCAATATCAGATGATGCAATTTTTTTAACACCTTTGGCAACTTTTTTAACAGCTTTTTTAATGCCACCAAATATAGCAGGTTCTCTAGGCACGACATCCAGGATGCCTCCACCTCTACGTAATTGTCTTTTCATTTGTCCTCTAGATATTGTCATAATTTAGCTAAGTTGTTAAGGCAGGCGTAAAATCCTGTATCTTCCAATCTACTTGGTTTTACCAAATAAATCAAGGCTTGGCATAATGACTTTGATATCTCTACGTATATCTGTTTCCGGCACTCCTTTTGCCTTCCATTCTTCGTCATTTTTATACACTTCGCCTGTTTTTAGATTAGATATTGTTTCTATAATCTCTTTTGGTTTTATTACTTCCATTATGTTGTTACCTCTCTTGGCTGTATTTCTAATATAGAGGCTATAACATGTAATTCGTTAGCGTCGCTAGCCTGTACTTTTAATATCTCACTCTCTTCCATAACAAGAGGTTGAGTCAAAAGTTCTACCGTTGTATTAGAAGATATAGCTTTTGTTTTAAATAAGCTGAATATTGCACCACTAGAATTAACTAATGTTACGGTTAAGTTAGCCCCTGATCCAGCATCTTCAGAAACTAATATAGATTTTATAACTGTTGTTGTAGCAGTAGGAACTGTGTATAAAGTTGTATTGTCTGTTGTAGTTAAATCTACTTTTTTATTTTTAAAACTATTAGCCATTAATTTAAAAAGAAGTTTTGTGCATCAACTTCATCCTTTAGTTCTTGTTGAAATGTTGTATTTAATTTTTGCACTATTGCGTCAAGATCTCTTACCTGTGCATCAGCCACATCTTGTCTATATTCTCTACTAGGTCTTGTTAATATCTGTACTATCTTTGCCATTATCTTCTTCCGTCTGGTTGTATATCTAATCTAAATCCACCAAGTTTCCAATTTTGTGATGATCCTGTATTTGCTATTTTTAAAGACACTGCTCTTGCTCTAGCTCTTGTGTCTACCTTAGTTGTAGATGATGTGATTGTAAACGGACCAAGAGGTGAACTTGCTTGACTGCTATTAGAAAAATTTCTTAAGTTTAATGTAATTTGTGTATTACCTGTTTGAGATAAAAAGTCTGGTATAAATCTTCGTATTTTTGCAAATACTTCACCATCACCACCTTGACTTATGTCAAAATCTCCTGACTCTATATTTGCAGACACTGTTGTTACTGCTGAAGCTGTAACTTGATCTGTGCCAGTTTCATGTTCGTAATATATTGTGCAACCATCAGTATTACCAACAACATCGTAAGAAGCATTTGAATCAGCATCGTAATCCGTTGCATGTGGTTTACCAAACACAGAAGAGTCTTGCCATGTTGTTCTATCTAATGTTCCCGTTGTCCATATAGGCCTTTGAGATGTGGACTCTTGATAATTATAAGTTACAACTCTATCTACGACTGTAGAGTTTTCTGTGCAGTAAAACCAATTAATTTCACCAAACAAATTATTTAATCCAGCGTTAATTAATTGTGATGCTGTTGTGCTTAAATTGTTATAAACAAAATCTTCTACTAAACATGAAAGCGTTTGAAGTGCACCAGCATATTTAAAAAAACCATTCTCTGACATCCAATATGCAGCACCATCTACTTCAACAGCTGCATTTTGTCCTATCAATCCGCAGTTAGTACCTACTTGTGTAAAACCAAAAGTAAAAGGTGGACCAATGAAACGCATTGTAAATAAGGCAGTGTCTGTCCAAACATAGATTGCATCTCTACCTCTAACAGCTCCTACAATTCTAGATCCATCTGCAAGTCTCTGTGTGCCCGCAGTGTTAGTAGCTGTTGGTGTGTAACTATTAATATCCTCTTGGTTAGAAAATCTAATAAACATTTGATCTTGTGTAGACTGATCTCCTATTGTTGTTTCTGTTCCAAAGAATACTAAGTGCCTGTCAGGTGTAGATACGATCATGTCTCTTGATGCAGTTGGTGCACCTGAAATAATTGTAGCTCTTGTTGATGTAGCACCAGATGCATTTGAGTCCCATTCAAATACTTGTCCGTTATGTATCAAGGCTATAATTTTATCACCAAAGTTATCTATTGACCACATACCTGGATCAACAACCAAGTCACCAGATGCAGCCTCGCCCCACGCTACATAGTCCGTAGAGTTAATTACAGTATCTGCATTCGAATGTGATGCAGCTGTGGTATTTCTAACTCCTCTTGTTACACCTGTCAGAGTGTTGCCTGATATACCTGTGTAAGAAATTTCTTCATTTCCTATTTGAATAAAACTTGTTCCTGATGAGGGAAACAACGTGGCATCTGTTAAAACAATTGTTGTAGTAGAAGCATTAATACCTCCATTCAAACTTGTTTGTGCTTCTCCTGATACCGTACCACCCCATTGTCCTAAACTCCAACCAAAACCCGGAAGTTGTCCTGCAGGTCCAACACTGTAATAAGCTTGCACTCTAATACCACCAGAGGTCGTTGCGCCAGAGCCACCTTCTGTTGATGACATAGTAATTGTTATAGCTGTTGAAGATTCTACAGAGGTTACCATAAACTTATTGTCATCAAAATCAGATGCACCAAAGTTTGAATTTGTAATAGTGCTAAAATTATCTAATAAAATAATATCTCCAGCTTGAAGATTATGGTCACTTGAAAATGTTATAGTAACAACCGCTGATCCATTAGTGGTTGAAAAGGCGTTGGTTAAAGTTGTGGTTGCTCGAATTGGGTGTATATCATAAAACACACCTCCTGTGTACGCGTATAAAATTCTGTTAGTTCCTATAATAGAAAACTTGTTACCTGATTTATTAACAATATGATGCATAGCTCTAGCTGCACCAGTTAATTTATTCTCACCTAATTGTGACCAACCACCTATTTTTTCTGGTGTTGAGTATCTAAATCTAACGTTATCACCATCTACCCACTGACCCTCAGCTTGAGTTGGTGTAACTTGTTTATTAAATCCAGGTAAAAACTGTACTTTTTGTAATGCCATAGACCTCCAGAT